CATAATCTTTTTACCACTTTCATCGCTTAAAAATTGGTATTGGTTATGTGCATCACTTAGTTGTATAGGCTCAATAGTTGCTGCGCTTTCAGGGTTATCGTTAAACGCTAATATAAACTTACCTGCATTACTACTTCCGCTAAATTTTTGATATATTCTATTTTCTAACATTTGGCGTTCCTCTGCGTTCGGTGTGCCATTGTTAAAATTAATAAGCATACTTGGTGCAAGTCCATTAAGTATGTTATTTAAGTGATAGTTAGATATTTCTTCCTCTAACTCTGCATATTGCAAACCACCCTGATAATCAGGACTTGAATAGTATTTATACCCTGCTCTGTATGGTTTTACATACACAATTTCAATAGCTTCTTTAGAATAACCAAAAGCAGGTATTCTAGTGCAGTCCTTTACGTTCTTTACCTTTTGCCAATTATCTGAATAGTAATACGCTTCTATTTCGCCTTTATCGTTGCATTTTTCTGCTCTTAAATTCTCTACAGGTATATGTTCTACTCGTGCCACGCTTTTGCGGTCTTTTGAGTATATAACCTGCATTGAGCATTGACCCATTAATTTTAAATCATAGCATAATTTTCTTACACAATCCTTGTGAAATAAAGTCATCATTTTAGCATACGCATCAGGCTTTCTATTGCTATCTAAAGCATCTAAACCTTTGCCATAAATCATCTCACTAATACCATTTATAATAGCATTGTTTGTAGGACTACCATTGTAGCGGTCTATTAGATAACTAAAATAATCGTTATCAGTACCATAACTTACCCACTCCTTATTGCTTTTTTCTACAATTTCAGGACTTGTATAGGTACTTAAATTAACTACTCTTAAATCGTTCATAATATAATATAATCGTTATCAAAACTATCCTCTTGTACGTACTCATCTTTATTAATAGAGTAGTAATCGTTGTTAGTTTGGTTTATTGTTTGGTCGGTGCAAAATACTTTGTCTTTGTATATTACACTAGTTCCGTTTTTTACTTCTAATATGTAAAAATCGCCCTCTGTTAATGTACCAAAAACCGCATCAAAACTCATATAGTTTTTATCAGTAGTTGCAGTAGGTGTTACACTTACATTAGTGCCTGTGCTTTCACTTGTTAAATTTACAGTAATAACACCCTCAATATATTGTCTTGGTATTATCTTAAAGGTCTTATTACCACTTGTAGTTATTAGCTTCATATTAATATATAAACAAAACTAATTTATTTTGTATTGTATGTGTATAAAAAAAGGGTCATCTAAAAAGACAACCCTTAAATTTAAAACCCTAATTTATTATGCAGTTGGGTCTATTTGTGTTGCAGAAGCATCAGCAGTAATTACTGACCCTGTTACAAAATAAGGCGGTGCAGTTTCTTGTGCAACCGCTGTAATTGTATATCCTGTCAAATCTCCCATAGCTGCACCTGTAACGATAGTACCACCATTTACATCTGCTCCGTGCTCTAGACCCATTAAGAAATAATTTCCGTTGTAGTCCTCAATAGCGATATGTGGTCTTGCGTGTGCAATTAGTTTTAGTTCTTCTTGTGTTGCTTTGTCTTGAAAAGTCAAAGTTAAGTTTAGTGTACTTTCGTAAAAAGTAGTACCATTTTCACGTGAAGAATTTATAGCAGTTTCTAATGAAGAATTACCTTTAACATCAAACTGAAACCATTCAGGTGTACCACTAAAAGCAGTAATTTCACCTGCAGCGATAGTTGCATCGCCTAAAGTACCAAAATCAGCAAAGTAAATAGTTTTAATACCACCTACTGCGCTTTTGCAAGGTACTTTTCTTCCTGTAGTTAATGAACAAGCCATATTTTTAAAGTGTTTTTAAATAAAAAAGGGTAGGGCAAATTTCCCCACCCCTTTCTACGTTGATTAATTAATTATTATACAGTTCTGTAAACGATATCAGATACTTGGGCGTATTGTACACCTGCAGTAAATCGCATTACAACTCTTACGTTTTGGCTTCCATCAGTTTCAGCCATATCAATAACTCGTACTTCGTTCATATCATTTAAGATACCTGTACCGAAGAACAAGTTAGATTTTTCAGCTGCAATAATCATATCATCAGCAGCACCACGAGCAGCTACAACAGGAATACCATCAAAGAATAAAGACCCTAAAGATTGGTTGTTTCCTTTGTTTTCATAACCATTAGCACCTACACCACCTGATTGAAAACCACCTAATGCACGTGTATAAGCACGAATAACGTTAGAAGCTGCGTAAATTACTAAGTCATCACTACCATAAACTGCAGTAGGAATAGCATCTACAACATCGCCTAATTCGCTCACGACGTTTGCAGCAGTAACCGCAGTACCTACGATATCTTGCCCTGCAGGTAAACCTGTATCAGCAGCTAACAATGTAGCAAACCCATCAAATTGCCCTGAAGTTGCAGTAGACCCACTCCAAATGTTTTTCTCTGTTCTATCAGCTACTTTTGCAGCAACGTGAGCTAGTACAAAATCAGAAAAATTAGCAGGTAGGTTGTCAAATGCAGAATATCCCATTTGTGCAGCTTCCCAATCGCTATGCAAATCTTTTTTACAAATATCCAAATTCACTTGAAATTCTTCAGGTTGTAGGATTTTTTCTGTTAGTGTTAAAGTTCCTTGTCCTGTTTGAAAATCACAAGTTGCGTCTTTAACGATGTCATCAGTTGAAGCCTTTTTGATTACAGACTTAAACTTAACATTAGGCATAATTGTAATTAGCCCTTTGTCTAATGTGTCAGCAGATAATAAGGCAGCAGCAATATACTTGCCTGAAAATTCACCTGCATAAGTTGAAGTAATTGATACACTCATTTTATTTTAGTTTTTAGTTGTTTATTAATTATTAAATTTTGCCATTACTCTATCTAAAGTACTTAATCTTCTATTTTGTGAGATATTAAATTTAGATAGGTTTTGTTTTGCTTCAGGGTTTGCCTGTATTGGCTCTGCAGCAGGTTGGTTTAGTTCCTCTTGTACTTCTTCAGGTACTTCACTTAATTCCACTTTTTCGTGTTTGCAAAGTTCTTCAGTAATAAGATTTCCTAGTTCCTCTGCGCTTAAATCCTCTTTAGGCTCTAGCATAGACTTAATTTCTTCTAACATAGATTTAACTTCTGCTAGTTCTTCTTTAGTAGCGTAAACTTCTTCTTTTTCTTCTTCAGCAGCTTCAACTTCTTCAGTTGTTTCTTCTTCAGCTTCTTCAGTTTTGATTTCAGAAATTAAACCCTCTTCGGCTACTACTAAAATACGCCCATCTTCTAGTTGGTATTCTCCAACAGGTACGGCTACTTTTTCATCTTCAGTAACAATAAATACTTCATTGCCACTCTCAAACGCTTCTGCTTCTAATACAGTTCCGTTGTCTAACGCTTGTTGCTCTAACTTAACTTCTTCGCTAAGGTTTAGAACTTCTTTGATTTTACTAATCATATCGTTCGTGTTCATATTAATATATAATGGTTAAAAATTAATTTTGCATTTTTATTTTAATGCGTTTCGTAATTCTTTCAATTCTTGTTCTGCGTTTCGTAATTCTTCTTCGTAAACTTCAATAGATGCTTCTAATAAATCATAACCATCAATAGCACTTGGTCTTACGCCTAAATCTTTTGCAGCTTGTTCAGCTTCACGCAAAACTGTAAATGGGTTTATGCTAAAACTTTCTGTTTGAACACTACCTTTATATTTGTTAATAATTTTATCCATTTGCCCTTTAAATTGAACTGCTTTTGTTTTTGCAGACCTAATTTCTTTAGCATTTTTTTCAATAGATTTATTAACTTTAGATAATGTTGAATTAGCTTTTTTAACATCACCTGCTACACTCAACTCTACTTTTTGTGTTGCAAGGTCTGTTTTTTGTAATTCTTTAATTGGCTCGTTAATATGCTTTAAAGCGTTTTTAAAATTTCTCATTTTTATATTTATTTAGTTAATTTGCATTTTCACAAGTTGTACAATCATCATAAGCAACAGATGCTGTATTTATATGTATTCCTTCTGCTTGACTTTCTTCTAAAATAGTATAACATTCATTATGATTATTTTCTAAAGTCAAATAATATGTTTTACCTACTGTTAAAGGTGTGTCGTGTATGTGAACGTGGTGGTTATGACCATCGCCACAGGATTGAACATAATAACCATACCACACATCTAATTGTTCGCCTGTTGTCGTACCTATGCCTTGCGCCCTTAAACTACCATCGCAACACTTTATAGAATAGGTGTTATCCTCACATAAACACGCTCTACGCCCACCTTTTGGACTTGTTCTACTCGGTGTAAAAAACTTCTTAAATCTTCTCATTTACCTTGACCTCTGTTTAGTTTCTTATAGTTCTTACTACTCTTTAATTGACTAGTTTTACTTTTAGCGTGTACGCCTTTACGTCTTACTTTTTTGCGTTCTATTTTAACCGCTACCTTACGCATCTAATTCTTTTAGTTTACTATTTGCCCAACGTAAACCTGCCTTACCACCCCATAATAAATAAGAGATAGTTCCACAAGCCTTTGTATCGTTTTCATCGTAATACTCCTCTGCTCTAGACAAATAAGAATACATACGCTTAATAGTTTCTTTGCTAATAGGTTTGCCTTGTGCTAATTGTTGCGCTCGTATCTTACCAACTTGTGTAGCGCATTTGTTGTTTACCTTTTCGTTAAGTTCTAAACCTCTTTTAGCATTGTTCTTAACACCACTTGGATAGTCTGAATAGCTTTCTAAAACCATTTTTTTACCACCCTTTACACGCTTGTCGCTTTTTATAATGGCTCGTATTTCGCTTAATAAGTATTCAGCTTCTTCTTCTTCAATCTTTGCTAGTTCGTCTTTTATGGTTTGGTCTTTAGGTCGTTCCATTTTATCAGCAAAATAACCCTCAATACTAAACCCTTTTACTTTACCTGTTTTAACAAACTCGTTCCAAATCTGTTCGTTATTGACCTTAACACTTCCAACCCACGTGCCTAAAGGTAAGTCCATACCATACTTTACGCTCTTGTCGTGTACCTTATCTTCTACTATCCAACTTTCAACTAAACTAAGTCCGTTAATTTGGTATTGGTGTTCTAAGGTAGAATTGTTTTGTTTACCTTGCATTAGGTACATTTGACTAGCTTTTAAGACAGTATCTTTTGAAAAATATATATAATACTCATCTTCGCCATTACGTCTATATATAGGCTTGTTAGGTATTAATAGCGCACCCATTAAAATGCGTTTTTCTTTGTCTACTTCAGCTAGTTTAAATTCTTGTGATTTTAAAGCTATAAAATCTTCTTCTATTGCAGGGTTTTCAACTACGCTAATAGCTTCAATACCTATTTCTTGTTCTTCGTCTAAAATTAATTCTACTATACGCATATTATTATATAATGTTTTTTATTAATTTTTGTATTTATAGTGTCGCACCCTCTACTATATTGTTTTCTAAACTTTGTGCGGTTGTAACATCATTAGATACTACATAAGCCTGTACAGGTTGTTGTGTTTGTCCTGCTACTGCATCAGCTAATTGGCTTGTTTCTGTTGCACCTACAATATTAAAGCTAGGTGGTTGAGATACAGACCCACCTGAACTAGCACTAGCACCGCCACCACCATAACCTGCAGGTATTTTAACACTTGCTATTTTTTTAACGTTTTGAATACCACTACTTAAAATTGATGCTGCATTTATAAACTTTAATGCAGTTTCAAATGGTGTAACAGTTTTAGCTGCTAAGGCATCAGAAACACCCCTATAAGTGTTTATAGTTGCACTAGCTATACTTAATGCTTTACCTGCTGCGGTTTCTTTTCCTGCTATATCCCCAAGTTGTGTTAAGGCATTTGCAGTATCCCCTAAAGTTTTCGACTTTGCTTGTGCTTCTGCTTCAGCTATTTTTATTTTTGCATCAGATATTTCTTTATCACGTTCTAAATTTGCTTGTCTTGACTGTTCTGTAAATTCATCTAAAATAATTTGTGCATCTATCTTTGCTTGTGTTCCTGCGTTTGCATTATCAACAATAGCTTGTAATCTTAACGCTTCTTGTTCAGCTTCTAATAAGTCTATTTCTTTTAACGCTTCTAATCGTGCAAGTTCGTCCTCTATCTGCTCTGCATTAAATCGTTTACGTTCAATACTTAATTTACTTTCGCTTTCTAACTTAGTATTAGTTAGTTCTACTTCCTCTCTATCTAACGCTAAATCATTGGCTTTTTGTTCAGACCTAAAGCCTTCTATTTGCGCTAATACACCTTGTTTGTTTGCTAATGCTTCTGTTAGTGCTACTTGGTTTTCTATTGAAGCGTTTTTGTCTAATTCAGCTTGTGCAGACCTTATCTGTGCATCAGCTTGTGATAGCATTGCTTTTTCCTGTTCTGCTAATACTTCTAATAGTTTGTTATTTGCCTCCCTACGTTCTTCTATACTGTTACGTTCTTCATCTCTTATTTGTCTAAGTTGCTCGGCTTGTATGTCGTATTTTTCTACAAGCAAACCTTGTTGTGCTGCTGCCAACTCGGCTGCATTTGCTAAGTTTACATTTTCCTTTGCAGCTTTTATAGTTTCGGTTGCGTAATTCTTAATGCTTTCTGTTGCATTACTCACAAACTCTGTACCCTTTTCAAACGTATCATTTACGCCTGTTAATACATCTAAACTCTCTTTTCCTGCGCTTTTAACATCATCTAAAGCACCTGCAAAGTCGCCACTAAATACCTTCTTAACCGCACTTGCCAAATATCCTAAAGTGTCTAAAAAACTTTCAAAGCGTTCAACAATATTCGCCTTTATACTTGCGCCTAATTGTTTTACACTCTCTAATGGGTTTTCAAAAATTGCCTTAAAAAAATCTACAACCGCACCTCCATTATCAACAACGAAATTTACAAAGTCATTAAACGCAATACTTACCGCTTCAAAAACAGTATTAAACGCATCAGCAACCTTTTGGTTTTGGTTAAATACTTCTGCAAGTTTTCCAAAAGCTGCGATAACTAAACCAATCCCTGCTGCTTTTATTGCTGTGCCTAAACCCTTAAAACCTTTGCTAATACCACCTACGCCTTTTTCAGCTTCAGCAGCACCTTTGTCTAATTGATTTAACTCATAATTAATGCTTTCAATACCTTTTACAGCATCTTTACTATCTACATTAATATCTATTGTTTTTTCTATTGCCATTTTATTTCCTGTTTAAGTGCTTTGTAACCCTCTTTTAGTGTTGTAGGTAGTTTATGTTTACCTTTTGCTATACGTATATTTTCTGTTTCTCCCTCTACGTATTTTAAGCTATCTATTATTAGTTTTATCATAATGTTGTGCCTGTTAGTCCTGTATCAAATGAAAACAAATCGTTTCCACTCACATTATATTTTGCTCTTATTGTTATATCGTATGTAGTTCCACTTTCTAAACCATTTACTTTTAGTGTTGTAGTTGTGTTTGGCTCTGCACTAAATAACCCACCATTTACATAAATATTATACCCTGTTGCACCACTTACACTATCCCACGTTACTGTAATAAAGTCTGTGTCTTTTATAACTTCTGTTAATTGTGCTACTCTACCTAAATAAGCTACTTGGTCATTTGCTATTTGACTTTGGAACTCATCTTTGTTATATAGTTCTAGGTCTGTTTTATTAGTTAGTAAATTAGTCTTAATACTATTTATTCTATAAGGTTTGTTTGCTATTATAAATTTGTCGTTTAAATTATATTTAGTTATTATGCTTAAAGGTAAATATGCACTTACTTTTAGCATCCTACTCTTTCTATCAAAAACTGTTTCTACATAGTCTAAATAACCATCCTCAAATAAGTTAGTACTTTGGCTAGGTATTTCTAGTTCCCATTCATCTTGCTCTAATCCAAAATTTAACTGTAGCCTAGTTGTAAAACCCCAATCATAGCTAGTAAGTTGAGTAGGTCTACGATAATGGCTAGGTGTACTTCCTCCTATTGTTAATTCATTATTAGTATTAGCCTGTCTTACCATACAAAAAAGTAAAGGCTCTCCTATCGTTGGCTCAAATTTTTTATCTAGCATTGCACCCTGTCCTATAAGAGTTAAAGCGTCTGTGTCTTCATTGCTTAAACGCTCATACATCATTTTCTCAAAAGGTACTTCTACTTTATATACACTACCGTCCCACTCATTATCGCCATAGCTTTCCTCTGCAAATGGTACGCCTTGTATCTCGTCTGAAAATTGTACTAAAAAGGACTTCTTACTTTTAAATTTAAAGTCCATTTCTTTGTACTGAAATATACGCTCAACACTAGAACTTGAAGCATCTACATATTTAGTTATATCATAGCTTGTACCTATGTTCATATAAAATGATGCTCTTTGTACGTTTATTTTATCTTCATCTTTAAACACGACTAAATTGAACATTTTAAATAACCCACTTAAAAAGTCCATTACTTTCATTTTAGGCATTTGCTTTGCTACTATAAACTCTTTGCTTACTGTTGATGATGCAGGCGTATATGTAGCTTCGTATAAATCGTACCACGCACTATCGCTAGGTATAGTTCTAAATTTACGTCTAATTACTAAAGACTGCGTTAATGATATTGTATTTTCTGCTTCTACTTCAATTATTAAATCTAAGTATTGGCTTGGAGTTAAAGCATAATCTATAACTGCAGTAGTACTAGTTGAGGTTTGATTTTCGTACGTTTCTTGTGAATACAAATACCCTGTACTACCTTTTAGTATTCTAACTGTATAGCTTTCTGTTGTGCCTGTAGTTATATCAACTCTTGCAACGTATTGATGTTGCCACGAAGGTTGTTGGATTATTATACTTCTAGGGTCATCAGTATAACCATAAGATGAAGTAATACTGCTAAAATTAAACCCTATTGGGTCATCGTCTTGGTGTCTAAATCTATTTCTTAAAATGTAAGTATCTTCACCTTCTTCTGCGTTAGTTATATATCCCTCATTTCTGTGCATCCACATATAGATATCTTTAAAACTACTAGATTTAAAAAAGCCATCAAATTGTATTTGTGGGAACGTATTACTAATTGCATCTATAATAGCCTTGCATCTTATTGCAGGTTTTAAATCAGTCCATATAAGTCCTGTGCCTGTTGCATTATCTAAATAACCACTATTTGAATAACGCATATTTTTACTATGGTGTATATTGGGTACTAAGATATCTGTACTACCATATGTACTCTCTATAGTTGCATCATCATTTGTAAAGAGGTTTGTTATGTTAGCACTTGTATAGTCAAAGTTTAAACTACTAGGGTAATTTAGTCCTGCAAGTGTAGTTTCTCCTAGTACTTCTTTGAGTTCCACCGCATCTCCATAAAAAACTACTTTGTATGCGTGTGCTTTGTTTCCCTTTAAGGAAACACTCTTAAACTGTATCTTGCCTTTTTTGTAGTCAATTCCGTTTAGTTTAATTATAGCATCGTGTCTATATCTCGCATCAAAACTATTCTCTATATCTTGATTTTCATAGTGTCTAAATAGCTTGTTGTTTAGCTTAGATGCAGGTAAATTGAACTGTTGGCTAAAAGGTGTGAATACTTTGCCAATATCTTTTACGTTTAGTAAACTGTCTGTTATTGTAATGCTCTCATCCTCAAATAAATCAGCTCTAAAATAATCACTTGTAATTCTATATGGTTTACTTAAAGATAAAGGTGTAAATAGACTAGTTGATAAAGTAAGTTCTGTATCGCTTACTACTGCAGTAACTTTTGCTACATCTCCACTACTTAAATTTGTTACATAATCACCAACTTCAATGGTAGAAGAAAACTGCCCTGCTTCGTCTATTAGTTGATTTGCTACTAGACTAACACCCGACCCATTATAACGCTTGTACCCTTTTATGTAAAGTTCTATTATCTGCATTAACGTATATTATTTATAGTGTCAAAAGCAAAGTTTACCTCTATTGTGTAGTTTATTAGTTTGTCGTTTAAATGTGTTTTATAATTTAAACTAGAACTAGATACATTTATAGGCAAAGTCTTATTGTTAATTTCTATCCAACAATCTTCGCTTAATTGCATCTCTTTAAACACCTCATTATATTCTTCAGGATAAAACCCTGTATTTAGAGTTAGTTTTTCAGTTCCGTTTTTAGTTAATATTTTCTGTTGGTGTCTACTCCTATCATAAGCACCATTAACAATTATATTACGCTTAAATTCTTCTTTTTTAGTTGTTAGTACTTCATTGCTACGCT